CCTTTGCCTTTAATGTAGGTATCGGCGCATTAACAAAAAGTACAATATTAAAAAAAGTTAATAAAAATCCGAATGATGCAACCATTCGTGATGAGTTTAACAGATGGACAACTTCCAATGGTAAAGTCCTGAATGGTTTGGTTACAAGACGCAAAGCGGAGGCGGACCTATACTTTTCATAAAGTTTACTTTTTGACTTATATCGGTACTATATGTACCAAAGTTTCGCATATCCTTCTATATTAAGTATTAGTACGCATTGCGTTAAGCCAGTAGTTAGCAGTAATAACTACCTATCATCTCCGAATTGATATTCATCGCAAAGCAATTTCAAAAAGTGTTCAGCAGCATCATTCGCAATGATGTGTTTATCTTCTCTGTTTAATTGCTTCTTACCTGTTTTTTGTTTATACCAATGTTCGCAATCTTTATAAGCCATTGCGATATTTGCTTTCCAACTTTCACGATAACCTGCATCGTTTTTAAGTTCATTTACGATTTTTGAAATTGCTTCTTTAAGTTTCATTTTTATTTTAATTTATTTGTTATTAATCCGTTAATACTGCTAACAGCGTATATAAGAAATGGCACAGAAGCATTTGTGCTAAATTTCAAGTTTGTGCAAGTGCCACTTCTCATATACGCAAAACGTTACAGGAAATACTACCATTGTGCATAACCGAGAATGTGTGCTATAATATCAACCGTCCATCCATCGCCTATACAATCATAAGCATCATCATAATTTAATGATTTTGTATATCCTATTGGTAAAGTCTGTAACTTTTCAATTTCTGTTTGTGAAAGGTAGCGATATACACCATCTTTTAATAAATAGTTTTCGTTCCATTTTTTATGACCGTTTGCAGTCAAACAACCGCTTTTAGGATATGGATTTACTCTTGTATAGCCATTAGCAACAGATTTTTTACCACTTTCATTAGTTAGCCATTTTACTCTACATTCGTGAGCCAATTCGCCAGAATAATCAAAAATATCTTTAGTTGTTATTCCTTTGTCTTTTGGTTGTTCAACTCCTGGAATATTAGTCCAATAATATCTTGGTCTATTTTGAGCGGAAACTAACTTACTATTTATTGAAATAGGATTTACCCCAAGCGTTTCTGTAATTATATTAGTTGCTTCTTTATTGCCGTGTGTATTTTCAAGTAAAAAATACTTTGGTTTTAATTCGTTAAACAATCTTACATATTCCCAAAATAATCTACTTTCAGAATGTTCTAATCCTTCTTGATTTTTATTTAATCTTGAAATACCCTTACAAGGACTTCCTCCAATCAGTAAATCAATTTTAGGCAAATCATTAGCTTTTACATCAATAACACTTCCTATATGTTTTGTATTAGGATAATTCTCTTTTGTACATTTTATAGCGTGTGGTTTTATTTCAGATGCGAAATATTCATCAACTATAAATCCTGCTCTTTCTAATGCAATTTGACCACAACTAATGCCATCAAAAAGGGATAGTACTTTCAAACCCGTACTTCCTGTAACACGGGTTTGGCAAAATGGCTGTTCAGTAATTCTATTTGACATTTGTTTTTAATTTTAAAGTTTAGTAATTCTATTGAGCTTCGGGTTCAGCCACTTCGCCAAGCCCGATAACGTTATCAATAACATTTGCCCCGGAATTAAGATTCGAACTTATTACAACTTACTGATTTTACAGGCGAGCTACGTTTGCTCTCGTTGCTGGCTTCCATTAGCCTTCCGGGTTATTGCCGTCTCCCTTTAAATCATAATGACCTACTAACCGTTAAAATGATTAAGACGGCAATGTGTTTAAAATAAACTTACCTGAGCCTTTTCACTTATGGCTGCTTTTAAGTTAGCCTTTGCCAAATCATAATAACTTTCCTTTAATTCAAATCCAATGCCTTTCCTTTCCATCTTTACTGCCTGAAATACTTCACTACCTATGCCCATAAAAGGTGTAAATACGGTATCTCCTTTATTTGAATAAAGTAAAATCAATCTTTCAATAGTATCTAATTGCAAAGGACAAATATGCTTTTCATCATTTTCTTCCCGGCCATTGCGATACCCTTGCAATGTATTTGAATAGTTAATATCCATCCATACTGGTGAGGCAATTTTCTGCCAAAGATCAACGCTTAAATTAGTATTAGTTACTGGCTCTGTCCTTTCCCCATCCTTTCTGAATATTAATACGTAATCAGGAATACCTACACGGCTCATTGTAGAGTCCTTTTTTACCTGCTTATGCAATAGTCCGAGTGCCTTAGTCCTTTGCATCTCAACGACTGGATCTTTCCAAATAGTCACACGTGACGCGTAAATAAACCCAGCATCTTCAAAAACTTTAAGTATCATTCCTGAAAAGTCACGAAGTCCGATAAATCCTTCTTTGCCTTTTTGTATTGGTAAATCCATACAATGCACACATACATTACGGCCTTGTTTCATGATGCGATAAAGTTCCTTAATTAAATATCCAAACTGAGTCAGGAATTCATTATAATCCTTTGAATTACCCATATCTTCAACATGACTGCTATATGTATAAAGTTCAGCAAATGGCGGAGAAAATACACTAAGGCCAACAGATTCAGATTCTACTTCAGATATTAATTGTACACAATCGCCACGCTTTATTTTATACCATTCATTTGTTTCTTCATTAATATCATAATTTGCCATTGTCATTTTACTGCCATTAAGATTTTCATTAATAGCATTGCTCATTTCGTTTTGCATGATTTCAAATTGTTTTTGTTTTTGGTTAATAGATTCATTTACATTTTTCATGGTATCCGTAGTTATTAAAAAGATATTAACTTCATTCTTTTGCCCAAATCTATATGACCTGCGGATAGCCTGATACAAGCCTTCAAAGCTAAAATCTAATGAAGCAAATATTTGGTTTCGGCAATTCTGATAATTAAGTCCGAATTGTGCTATTTTGGTTTTTGTTATAAGTACTCGGAATTCATTATTAGCAAACCCTAATAGCATCTTTTCTTTGTATTCTGGTGAATCAGATCCTTTTACTTCTATTGCCTCAGGAATCAATTTTTTAAGCAATTCACCTTCCTCATTTTGCTTTATCCAAATAATAAAGTTTTCTTCTGATTCATTTATAATCTTTGCCGCTTCATCTAATCTCTCAATCTTTGTTAATCTTAATTCCTGATTAAAGTTAGTGGCCGATATTATGGCATCATTGAAAAGTAATCCATTATCTCGCTTTTTAGTTTTTATTTCCTTTTCGATAAGATTTAATGTTGGCAGATTATATCCATCCATCGCAAATCCAATATCAGCAGGTTTATTTAGCATAATTGCCCATGATCCAACAAACTGATAAAACAATTTAATAGCATGACCTTTTAATCTCCATTTAGCCGTTTCACCTCCATCATGCACAAAGTACATGGCAAGCATTTCATTTCTTCCCATTACATCTAAAAATTCAGAATGGTTGCCTAACTCCATAGGATCGTTTGGAGAAGGTGTGGCAGTACAAGCTAACTTATACGGAGTATCTTTAAATGAATCAATAATAAGTTTCTTTGTCTGACCTTCAAAATTTTTAAGTATTGAAGATTCATCAAGTACAATACCTGAAAATTGTGAACAATCTATATTTTCAAGTTGTTCATAATTTGATATTTGTATTGGTGATATGGCATCATATTTTTGGACATTAATACCAAATTTATTCCCTTCTTTAATTGTCTGTCCGGATACTGCCAAAGGTGCTAATATCAATACTGGCTTTTCAGTTTTGATAAATACCTGTCTTGCCCATTCAAGTTGCATTAAAGTTTTACCAAGTCCGCAATCAGCAAATATTGCGTATTTACCTGCTTTCAATGCTCGCTTTACTATAAACTTTTGAAAGTCGAATAAGTGGCCATTTAAGGCATCTTCTGAGATTTCGAATCCTGAATTAACATGGGTTTTTTGTTTCCTTTTTAGGAATTGTAGATAATCTTTGTTCATGGTTTAGGTTTTTGGGTTTACAAATATATGGTTAAAAAGTTATCTGATCTTTTTCAATATCGACAATACTTTTAAATAACTGAATCTCATTTTTAAAGTCTAATTCGCAGGTCATAAGCATACCGTTTCTTTGTTTCATTATCCTTATCCTGCGTTTATGTTCATAACTTACATCGCCTGATCTTTCAGCATCATTAGCACCCCAAAGCATTAAGATAAGATCTGCATCTTGTTCAATGGCACCCGATTCACGAAGGGCAGATATTGGGGGAGGCACATCCCAATTACTACCTTTTACCCCATCCCTACTTAGCTGAGATAAGGCAATTATTGGTATTTCTAATTCCTGAGAAAGGTTTTTAAGTTCCCGGCTAATTGTCGCTATTTCCTGCTCACGATTGTTTTTAGATTCTCCCTGCATTAATTGTAGGTAGTCGATAACGATAAGCCCGATATCGTGTTTCTTTTTGAGCCTACGGGCTTTTGCTTTTAAGGATCGTAAATTTACTGCATTCGCGTCATCAAAGAAGATTTTATGCCTTGATAGGTTTTCGGCTGCCTCGTTCAATTTTTTATAATCTGAATCTTCAAGCCTACCTGTCTGCAATTTGTTTAAAATTATGTCCGATTCCGCTGCAAGCATTCTAAGGGCCAAATACGGGGCTTTCATTTCAAGCGACCATATACCTACCCCTGCACCATTTATGGCCGCATTTCGCACTAAATTAAGCGCAAAGGCGGTTTTTCCGACTGAAGGCCTTGCGGCTATGATTATAAGATCGCCGGGCTGCCATCCCCTTGTAGCTTTATCGAGGTCTGAAAATCCTGATCGGATGCCGGTTATTGAACTTCCTGAAGCTTTCCATTTATCAATCTTTGTCAAAGTGTTAACCATTACACTTGAAATGTGTAAAACATCTGATTGCTTAGAATCGGATAGGTTCATGATGTACTTTTCTGCCATGTCTACTACCTCAAATGGATCGGTATCCTGTTCAAATGCTTTAGCAGTTATTTCAGAGGATACGGATATAAGCCTTCTTAGGATATATTTTTCATGCACTATTTTAGCATGATTGATTATATTAGCTGCTGAAACTATTGAATTAGTGAGCTTTACAAGTTCATACGGGCCGCCTATTAATTCCAGATCGTTATTAACTTTTAACTGCTCTGAAACTGTAACTAAGTCAATTGGCTTATGTTTCTTTTGAAGATCGGTAATGGCAGCATAAATCTTTTGATGTGCGGTTACATAGAATGAATCCGTTGTAAGTATGTCAGCTACTTTATCAATGGCACCCGATTCGAGCATTAAAGCACCGAGTATTGCTATTTCAGCATCCTTTGCTTGTGGTTGTAGTTTGTTCATAGTCCTAATATTTCTCTGGTTCTTTTATCTTGATCAAATATTGATCTAATTACTTTTTTCTTATTCTCATCCTTAAACCATACTATACGCATTTTCTGTTTCCAGTTAATAACCTGCTTACCGTTGCTATCTTTCCATTCTCCATCATTGTAATAGTTCCATGCCTTATCTCCGTTTGTATATCCATTCTCTTCAAAGAATTGAACTACCTCATTAATCTGTGGCGGTATAAACTTTGATTTTTTAGTTTTGCACTTATTATTATCATCTTTATTTATATCTTCATTTACATTTTCATTTTCATTTTCCATATGTTGATCATATGTTGAAGATATGTTTTTTACATCTTTTTTTAGTTTATTCTTTCTTCTTGATTCAGAATAGTTTGATCTTTTAATAGCTTCCTCTCTTAATCTAACATTATAAAATTTTCCATCTTCAGTTTTTACAAACTTAGAAAATATATCTTGATCATGAGTTTTACATATGAATAACATATCTTTTTCTGTAAGTTCAAATTTTTGATGCTGCAAACATAATAGGCGAATATATCTACCTACCTGCTCATCAGTCATGGTTAGCGTACCTGTTAAAAAGTCGCTGGTGTAAAATAAAAATGCTGGATCTTTTGCCATAAAAAGATTAACCCCATCGGAATAAAGGAGGTCTCAGTCTCCAATATCCCTTTGGGGCAAAAAGTTTATAAATGATGCTGAGACTCATCAATAACAAAATTAAGCTTTTGCTTTCATTTTAACAACTTTCTTATTATCTTTTTTTTCAAGTTCTTCCTTAATCGATTTGATACCTTTTGCATTAATCCTGTTATGGGTTAGGCTATATTCGAACCATGTGCAATAAGTTCCATATTTAGTTTTACCTTCCATCTTTTTACGGGTTAGTGTTACTCCAAAAGGCTGTTCAATTAATCGCCTAATTTCCCGGCTAACGTTACTGATTCCGAAATGGCGGTAAGCATTCATGATGGATAGTTTGCCACCGGCCAAAAGATACTGAGCTAATGCAAGTTTACGTGTCATTTGATTTGGTTTTGTTTTTTAAAGTTTTTAATATTATTATTTATTATTTCATACCATATTTTAAATAAAACAACAGTAGCCCAAAACCCGCAAGATTCTAATTTATTTTCAGGTTTTGTAATGATAAAATAATCAAAAATAAAAATAGCGTAAAAAATTACTAATGTTAGATAAGGTTTTATTTGCCTCATTTGATTTGATTTTGTTTTTTAAAGTATTCGTCAATTACTGATTTACAGTGGTCAAAGCCACATCCGAAGATGGCCGCATATCCCAGCCGTTTCAATTCCTCAAGTGATTTAAGCTGTTCCTGTATGTGTTGGTCATTCCTAAATGTCCCAGATTTAGTCAATATTTGCGACAGATCTTTTTTAATCTCAATGATCAATCCATGATACAACTTATTAGGGTGCATGATAATAAGGTCTGGTATCTTGTAACCTTTGCAACGGATGGACTTTAAAGCCTTAGCCATTCCGATACTTACCCGCATCCCTGAGCTATCAGACGTATAAATCACCTTAGGGTATTGAAGGTCAAGGTATCTGCACACCTGTGAATGTATCTGCTTTTCAGTCATATTTGAATCTTGAATGTTCGGGTAAATTGTGCGATATCTTATATTTTTTGACGTAGTGAAGTATGCTGGTGTGGTCCCGATTTAGATACTTAGCCATAGATGTAAGGGTAGCGTTATGCTCGAATCTCATATATCTGCAAAAGTGAACCCTTGCCATAACTAAGTTCCAATACCTTGCCTTGCCTTTAAATTTCTCGAGGGTTATGCCATACAGTTCACAGATCATTTTAGCATATTTATCGTATTCCGATTCGCTAATTAATCTACCTGCCTGATAAGATTTAAGATTCGCTTTAAGGACTTCGGCCTCGTATTCTTTCAACTTATCAATCAGTACGGAATGAGTGTATGGCATAATCTCTACTTCTAATGCACTACCGATAAAAGATATCAGTTCGTTTCTTTGCATGATTAAAAGGGTAAGTCGGTTGAATTATCAAATACTGTCTTTGGTTTGCTATCGAATACTGAAGCATCTTTTTGGCGAGGTTCGGATACTTTAAGGCTAAGAAATTGTCCTGACTTACCTTCCCGAATCCATCCGGCGATCTCAAGGTCTTTGCCATTTACATTTACTTTCCCTTTGTAGTCCGGGGCCTTCTCGTTCCCTTTTTTGTCGTTTTTAAACAGTACTCCGCTGTTTGTGTTGTCGTAATTTGACATTTGATTTGATTTATTGATTAAGAAAAAAGTTTAGTTATAAATGATTTTTTGGGCGTTTCTGATAATAAATGTAATTTATTGATTGCTCTATCTTGAGAGTCTTTAATAGTATACATTGCAGTATTTTGATTTTTTAATTCTTGACTTAAATAATCTATTTGGCCATTTAATCTTTTTTCAATTTGCTCATTATAATTATCAATATTATAAATTGCATCTTTTAATTGTTTAAATTCTTTTTTTATTTCATTTATTTGTTCATTTATTTTTGATAATTCACTTTTCAAAATCAAATGAATATTATCCTGAATTAAATTTATAATTTTTTTATTTTCTGCGTATTTTGATCTGACTTCGCTTAATTTGCCAATTTTATTAATTTCAATAAGTTTTTCTTTTTTTGGATATTCTTTAGGCATTTTTTCTCCAAAAAGAGTAAATTCTTTTGATCTTTTATTTACACTATCCCTCATTATTGTAGTATTATATTCAATGTATTTTTCATAAATAATTTTCACTAATTCATAAGTAGGCGAATTTCCAATGTATACATATTTACCTGTATCAATTTTTTTAATTAATTTTTCATTTTTTAATATATTCCATATGCCAACTCCTATATTATGATGATCCCTCATTTCATTTAAACTAAAGCATATTTTTGATTTGCTTTTAATATAAATGTCATTTAATACATTAGCGATTTTTAATTCGGTTTTCTTTGCCATGTTTGTTTGATTTAAGATTTATAAAAATTAATAGATGACATTTCAGTTTTAAGGGCGGATAAAATAGATCTAACAAGATCGAGT